AGCCAGTGCCTGCTGTTTGGATTCGGGCTTGCCCAGAGTATTGCTCAGAAATACTGCTGCCGGTTCCAACTAAGAGTCTGCCGCTGGAGTCAATAGTTGCTGCGGTACTGGTGGGCGTAGTCTTGAAGTTAATTGCAGATGTTGGAGTTGGCGATGTCTGGGCGACAATGTTGAAATCAAAGGGACTGTCGTTGTTTTTTTCGATGTAAGCAAATCTTCCAGTTGCAGTGGTGCCACCAAAATAAAGAGTTCGGTATCCAGCAAGAGATGAGCCAGTGCCAATCAGGACGTTTCCGTTGGCTACCTGCAGGCCCTCCGTTGGTGCCGTCGTCCCGATGCCGACGCGGCTGGACGCGTCAATCATTATTGGAGTTGAACTTACCCCAGTAAAACCGTCCGTTGTCCTTTGAAGGCGGAATGTTCCATCGTTTGCAAGAGCCCAACGGAAGCCAGTGCCGCCTGCAGCTTGAAGGGCAGTAAATGCACCGAATGATGTTACAGAAGCAATGATGCCATTTACTTGCAGAGTGTGCCCTGCCTGAACAGTTGAAGTGCCAATGCCGACGCGGCCTGCGGAGTCAACAAGCAGTCGAGTGTTACCACCTGTGCCGATTGCTATATCTTGGCCAGCATTGAGTGAGTTGAACTCAATAAAGGCCATTGCTGTAACATCAACTTGATGCTGCAGGCGCATACCGACGCCTTCCCAAGTAGTTCCAGCGGTGTGACGCCGAGATTTAACGTCGAGAAATACAGCGTTACTTACCGCATTGCTTCTGAGTCTCTGAACAAGAGCTTCGCCGTTAAGGGTGCCGGATGCGTTGACCGAGAACTCAGCCTGTGTGCCAACCAGGGCGCCCGTGAGGGTGCCGCCGGTCAGGGGCAAGTTGCCTGAGGCGGTGCCTGTCAAGCTGGCAGTGATGGTGCCAGCTGTGAAGTTGCCCGAGCCATCACGGGCAACAATGGCGCTAGGAGTGTTGGCGTTTGTCGCAGTTGTAGCACTATTACTGACTTTGCTAGCCGTACTAATAGTGGCTAGTTTTGTATCAACGATGGCCGCAGATGCGCTGATGTCGTCGTTTGTGATCGTTCCGTTCGCGATCATCGCACTCGTGACGCTGCCTGTGTCACCGGTGGTCACAAACGTGCCGGTTACATCGGGCAACGTCAGCGTTCGATCTGAGGCGACTGCCGCTGGCGCTTGAACTGCGATGAAGTTAGTGCCGTTGCCTGAGGCTTCGGTGAACCGGATTTGCTGCTGGTTGGCCATGATCAGCGCACCAGTCATGGTGTCGCCGCTGGCGTTGACGAATTCTCCGGCTTCGCTAGCCCAAGCGGAACCACTCCAGATTCTCATCACCGGATTGGTACCACTGATATCCAACCACTGTTCACCGATACTGTTACCGGCTGTACCGCCTGAGGCCGGATTGGCGTTGGGAGCGGTTGCGCCCACATGCACTGGACCCACCTTGATCAGGTTGCCGTTGGCATCCTTGAAGAACAGGCCGGGACTGGCGCTGGCCGTGTTGACAGCTACCTGGCCATCAGACATGGCAACAGGATTTGGGCGCTTGTTTGCCGTGCTCGAGCGCAGATGCTGGATTGCCATCCCTTAACACCCCTGTGGGGCCGGAATTTATGCGGTCAGTCTAGTAGGTACCATCGTCCCACGTTCCTGATGTAATTGTACCGACGCTTGTCAAGCTAGAAGTAGTAATAGAGGAGCCGAGAGAAGTACCAGATAACACACTGACACCGTTAATTTTGTAGTCGTTTCCAGTGACTAAGTTAATAGGTTGATTGAAAGTCCAAGCGCTTGTGCTAGAGAGCCACAGTATTGTTTTATCTGTGGTTCCTTTAAGAACAAGGCCGCCTCCATTAGCTAAAATATCCGACGGAGTAGTGACGTTGTTTAATATCAGCGTCTTATCGGTAACCTGTATATTCTCTGTGTTTACAGTCGTAAACGTACCATTAACCGTTAGATTGTTAGTAACTACGACATTGCCTATGCTAAGACTGCCTGTACTGTTTATGTTTTGGCTTCCGAAGTTGGGGCTAATTTTAGTCCCAGCAATGGCGGCATCGGTGGCAACGTTGCTGTCGAATAACTTGCCATATCTAAAATTCTCCAGTGTGCTGCTATCGGCGATCAGCAGATCCTGGTCGTTACCGTTAGACAGAGCCAACAGGCGGCTTTTTTCTGCTGGTGAGAGAAAACCAGCCGCTTCGGTGGAAGCCAGCGTGTGAAGCAGGCCGCCACTTAAGTTGCCGTGCGGGTGCACGTGATCTATGCGGGCTGCCGATAGGCTGCTTCCTGCTGATCCGTTGCTGGCTAGGGGCTGGGGTGTTTCGTTGCCTAACTGAGTGCCTATGGCAATCTGAGCGCCTGGTGCCTCGAGGGCGAGCAACTCTTCAGTAGAACCCTCGAGTAAAGCCAACTCCAGGGTTTGAGACTCCAACAGGATCAGCTCCCCGAGAGCGTCCTCGTGTACTTGCAGTTCTACTGCTATGTCCATTCCGCCGCTGAGCTCGACCGTAGGGTCGCCAGCGGCGATCAATTCAACCTGAGCAGCGGCAGTAGTCATCAGGTGTTTCGGCTGATAGTGTCACGCACCTCAAGGGAACCTTGGCAGTAGTAAAAGCGATCACCACTGGGATAGGTGATGGACACGTCCCATTTATGGCTTGTAGATACGGGCAATGCTAATGTTGTAGCCGGGCTGAGCTTTAGATCGAAGAAACCAGGAATTGCAACTCCGGCTTCTTGGGGAAGTTCAGATACGAACGTTGCAATCTGAATACCGGAAGAGTCTTTAATGTCGGCATCGATGATGGTGCCTACGGGGGTAAGGTCTACGGCGACACCGTCAAGCTTGACCTGAAAACGTTTGCGAAACGTCGAATTACGCAGCACAACAAAGGGTCGTGTTGCGGGATAAACGATTAGCGGAGGTAGTGTAGTCATTAGCCGAAGAAGCGAGCGGATTGCAGGTTACCGCCCACAATTTGAGCGGTGTTAATATCAATACCCTGATAGAAAGCTAAAGTACGTACATTAAGTACGTTATTGCTTGATCTGTCGTAAGAATACTGAACTTTACCAGGTTGAGGGTTGAGAGCGCCCGTCATACTGATAGAACCGACAGTTTGCGTCGCACTTACAGTGTACGTACCCGTGCCTCCTGTTCCTGTACCTAAAGCTGTGATGGTTGTTCCAGCAGTTACACCAGCGCCGGCGATTAACCCACCTAGTATAAGAGCACCACTACTAACCGCTGTAACAGTTAGTGTTGTACCGGATATAGACCCGGTAAAGCCCGAGGTTGCGTTTGTGCTAATAAATTCTGGATTTGGTCGTGTTGTAGTGGATGCGGTTTGCCAAACAGAGTTGTGATAGGAATCGAAACGATAAAAGCTGATAGGACCAAGTATAGTGGACATACCTATTGGACCTTCTACACTGGTTCCGTTATTGCCAAAAGCACCGCACCAACCATGATGTTTTCCTGTATTTACACCAGAAGTACGATAACTATTATACCCACCGGTATATATGCCACTACCAACGCTCATCTCACCGAAGAAGTACTCCATTGATGCACCTCTAGTCCCGTTTGTTGCCGCACGATTGGCGATTAAACCATAGTTGCCGTTATCGTCTAAAATGTGCAGACAATTAACATCGAAATTGTAGTCTAGCAAAGTGCCGACCGCGTTTGCTGAGTAGCGCTGGTTAAATTGAACAGCTAGGCGAATTGCGCGTCCACCTTGTACGCGACTGCCGATAAACTCCTGAGTATTTTTGCACCCATATACCCCCGAGGCTTCAACAATAACGCCTTTGGCAGTTGCAAGCGGTAATGTTAAAATCTGAGTGTTACCTAATAGGTAAATACCGGAAAGTACTACATCAACATCGTTGTACGCTCGTACTGTGGGCCCACGACTTCCGAAACTAATGGAACCAGCACCTGGAGATTTAGCTCCGAATATACAGTCTTGAACAGTTAACGTAGGTCCGTACGCATAGATATTACTATCTCCCCAGATATTTGAGAACGTATAACTTGCAGGTATAGTGGCATCAATAAATAGATCAATAAATGTTTGAAAAGAAATACCCGCCACACGGTATGGTCTAAGTGCAGCTGAATAGATTGAATTAGGAAAGTTAACGCTGTCGTTCAACGTTTGAGTTGCCGACAACCAACAAATACCAGATACACTACCTGCAAAATTAAACTGTAGACGAGTAGGTGTTACAGAGCAGTAAGCCCGAGAGCTCGCGATGCTTGTAAAAGCCAGTACTGGTGTAGCAAAACACGGTGCCAAAAACGGGCTGTTGGCGTCATGAATTGCCTTAACATCTGTGGTAGGTTTTGTATTAGGTTGTGTATAATCAGATACGACGTTAGCTACTGGAAAGCGCGCCGTAGCTCCAACTACATTAGCAATATGATTGAAGCTTACGTTAGTCCAATATGGACCATTGGCCAGATTATAACTAACGGTTTCCAGTTCGGAATATATGCTATTGGCGTACTCGGTAGCACGTGCGAAGGTCACTGCTTCTGTTCGGCTGAACGGAGGATTGTCCAGCAGTTCAGATCCTGTACGGGTCGGGTTGCGCGTCAGCGTGGCCGATGTACCATTAAAGTTATAGGTACCTCCGCTAACCGCATTGTCTGGTACTACCCAAATAGTTGCTACACCAGTCCGTCGTGTCAGTACACCAGCTGAACGAGCCCAATAGTTTAAGCCTTTAAGTGTAACGACATCTGGCTCAGCACTAATACTTAGATCACGTTGCGCATCAGTGGTACCTGTAATGACATCAATAGAGCGCAGCTGAGCGGCATTTGCTAAGCGCACAGGACCTAACGATGTTGTACGGGCTGCACTAACGTCAGGAAACGCAATAGATGTAGTGATCGTAATGTTGTCTACTGTAATCTCTGGCGTTATGATGCCATTAGGAAAATCAGTCTGCTGGAACGTATCCAGCGTGCTGCTGCCGATAGCCTCGACAGTCAGTGTTGCGCCTGTTTCAACGTCCTCAAGCCCTTTAGGGGAGATGTTGTAACCATCTTCGTTACTGCCTTGAGGTACTACGCGACCACCGAGCTGGTTAGTGAAGTAATAGCTAAACTTGTTCTGCGGCGACATTGTCTTCTGTGCCGCTGGAATAGCCTTGCTGTAGTTCAGGAAGCCCGCCCATTCCCAGGCATGCCCGTAGAGACGAAGCACGCTGGGACGACGAAACTCCACAGCCCAATGGCCTAAGGACGTGGCAGCACCGCCACTGGGAGCTACGGGAAAATCAACAGAGCTCGATGGGTTACGTTCTCGGGTGACAGCTGTCCTGGGCACGAGTGCGTTGTGAGCTGCGGTATCCGTGAATCCCAGAGCTACCAATAAAGCATGAACGCCTAGATAGTCTGTAGCACTTCGATATTGATTACGGATGCTGCCTACCGAAGTCCACACCGTAGTAAAGTTGATACCACAGGTTTGGGTGTTATCGTTCGGATCTGTATCTGTATCGAATACCAGAATTGGCGACTCATTGCGCGAAGCGTCCTCGGTGTTGTAGTCCGAGGGCATGTGCACGAATGTCTCGCCCCAGTCAGTAGTAACTGGATTCGGAGAATTGGTAACTTGATCGCGTAGGGCTTGATAATGCTTGTTTTGATGCCTAACTACTGTGCCGGCACGATAATAGGTGCTATTGGCGTAAGTGAGCGAAGCTGCAGCTCGGCGGATCGTAACCTCTGCTGTTGTCGACACTCCGGGGCCAGGAGCAGGGCCGGTGCCGGTGCTGGTGGTTACGAGCACCTCAGAACCTGTGGCCGTAAGCGCTCGGGTGATGGCGCCCCCCGTCCGAGTGGGATCGGTTTGAAGTACAAAGCTGCGCTCCGGGACACGAGCACTTGCTGTGTTGTTCAGCTGAACGGAAACGCGGCGTTCGTTGGGGCTGCGTGTGTCTACCAGACGGCGAATGTAGACACGCTTACCGATGGCCAGACTCGCTCCTGTGTCCGGGTTGGTCGTTACAGGATCATTGGTACCAGCCTGCGTTAGGGCAGCGGTGATGTTGATAGTAGTAGGAGCGCTACTGGACCATGCCGTTGCCGTCAGGTCAGCGCGCCAGTGATCCCCTGCTGGGTTCTCAACCCAAAGTTTTGTCCCAGCTGCAAGGCTGTATCCATCGCGCAAAAGAATGGAAGGAACAGTAACGTTACCTTCATCTGCTGCTAAAGGTGTGGTCAGCGTAATACTGGTGCTGGTCAGCTCGGAAATAATACCGACAAAAATACGTCTAACATTACCTAATTTTTCACTTGGGTTTAGTGGAACTTTAATCCTGTTAATTGTCCAGTTTTTGTCTTGGGTGAATGCTGACGGCTTATAACCTGTGCTAAGGGCGGAACAGCCGCCGAAGCTGCTGTTGCTATTTGTGATTGTGATTTCTCCACCTTTGTCGGTGAAGTGATGAATGCCTTGGCCAATAGCAAAAACAGATACCTCTTGGATGAAGGCATTATTGATTGCGCTGATGTGCCTGCTCAGCCGAGCAGGATTCATGCGGATGTCGTTCGGGGACGCTGCGATGTACTGCGCGTATGTCGTGGTAGTCCAGTTCGTGCCGTCATAGCGCTGCCAGCAGGACATGTCCTTCTGAAGCGACACGCCTGTGAAGTTGGCGCATACCATCGACTTCAGACCACTGACCCTGCTTCCGTCCATCCAGGCGCCCCCGAGACCGTAGTCCGAGCGGATCGAGCAGTTGAAGATGTAGGGGCTGGCGCTTGCGGTGGTATCCCAAGTTGATGTGGGGGTCTGCTCGATGTCGATAGGACCGACGATTTCGTACTCGGTGGGGCGCGTCACGGTGAGCGCAGAGCCGAGGTTGGCGCCGGTGCCTACCGCGCTGAAACACTTGGCGTAGAAGGCGTCGAGCTCCGTTTTGCTGCCAAAGTGGAAAGTGTCGAGGAGGTGGTGGCTAGTCGTTGTGCCCACCTTGTCCATCAAGGTGAAACCGAAGAAGTAGCCGGTTCCAGTGATCTTGAGCATCCCGCGACGGTTCCCGTAGTCCGCCTGCTCGTCGGCTACGCCCGGTACCCAGTTGGGGCGAATGGTTGTCTTACGCAGGTCAGAACCGCATAGCGAACATCCTCGGGGGAGTAAAACACCGCCGACGCTGGCGGGGTTGAAAGCGATGAGTTCAGCAATGGTGGGATCTTTTGTGTCGCCCCAACTCGCTAAAGAGGTGCTGACGCTACCAGGATCGTTGTAAAGGGTGTGAACTGCTGGGGCGAGCACAATGCTCACGCAATCTACGTGAGCTCGGGGATCTGTATAGGTGTACCAGCTCTTGCTGGTAATGATGGCCGCTTCAATGACGGCGCGGTTGATGGTGCGGAACGGACGCTGGGGTGTGTAGCCGCAAACAAGGCGTTGCTTTTCAATGCGCTTGAGTTTGCTGGCGATGATCTCCGGATCGGTGGATCCGGCCTCGTGGGTGTTGTAGCTGCCTCCTACAAACTTGTCGCTGCCGGTGTATGGGTTGACGTAGAGCGTGAAGGGAGCGTTGAGCGGATCAGCTGCTTCCAGGTTTCCGGCGGATACCGCAGCGTCACCGGCAACCTGACGCATCAGATCCACCAAGGCACCAAGCTGGGCCTTGACGTTGGCTTGTGTATTGCCGTTGAGGATCGAGTCAGAATCCCCTGCTAGGCGCAGATTCGGCATCGTTCAACAGCGTCCGGCTATCAGGTCAATCTAGCGCCCCGAATGCCGGAGTTAATCCGCGTCCGTTGACGTCTTTAACCACAACAAAGTCAGTCTGCAATCTAATAATATCGTCAGCATCTACGGATAGTGAGCCACGACCGATTAAAATATCACCTGCTAGTGACATGATTGCGCTATCGTTGACACCTGCTGCGTCTGGTTGAAGACTAAAATGAACTCTAGCTTTAGCTCCTGTAGAGGTCATATAGACCATGCGAAGCAGATCGCGTCCTTCAAGTTCGTTGTCTTTAAGGTAGCGGCGGAACAAAGCGCTAAAGTTGCCGGCACCTGTAATTAAATTCTTCTGGTAGTCACCAAAATCGTCACCGATAGTAGATGTGTCTAGCATCTTGGAATCGGTTTCTACTTGATAGGCTTCTAAGGTACCTAGGTACTGCCAGTCCCGATACGATGTGTCGGAATAAACCGTTTCAATAGCTGCTGGTAGCGGGAACAACTCTTGCTCGGCCTCGACTAGAGGCTGTGCCGTGGCTGCGGTCAATAGCGCAGAGGTGTAGGTAGCTGGAGGTGTTTCGGGTACCGGGGCTAAGAGCAGTTGACCAAAGGCAAGAGGAAGCAGTTTGAACTGCGTAGCCGGATCGCGGCTCAGGGCACCGATCTCGGTGGTATGGAACGCGAAGCGGTCGAGGGCGTCACGAGAGACGTAGGCAGTGAGTTGAGTGACAAAGCCCACGGTGACGCTGTCTTCCCAAAAGCGGGTGGTGCTGTCGGTGACACCGACACGCCAAAAGAGATCGGCAACAGTACCTCGGTGAGCTGATGAAGGTCCGGTGCTCGCAGCGCTAGCTGTTGTGCCCCAGAAGCGATAGCCCTCAGGGCATGGAGCGTAGATGGGAGTATTCAGCTGAGCAACAGGTAGTGGAGCCAGTGGTACACCCGCGGGACAGGTCACGAGCACGCGCTGACCGTCAAGCCACCCGAGGTTGGTGACAAACAGGCGGGTGTCTGTGGCGGTAGTGGCGACCTCGGAGGCCGGAATAAAGGTGGGAGCCGGCCACTCCCGGCGTAGTTCGATGCTGCCGTGGCGTCCAATCAGCATTAGAAACTCCCGGTGACTTCACCTGTGAATTGAATGTCGATAGAGATTGTCTGTAGGTCTCCAACGGAGGTAGCGTTAGAGCGTGAAACAATTACCGCGTTACCTTCGCGGTCTCCTTGAGGTGTGCTGAGTCGGCGGAGCCACTGGACTCGAAGAAGCCCGTGAGTCTCGAGGCCTACTTGCATGTTGTCGATGGCGTTGAGCATGCTCTGCGCCGCTATGTCGCCGGGGTCGTATAGGAGGTTTCCGCTGAAGCTGTTGCGAAGCATGCCGCCGGGCTGAAACGTAGCGGCTGTGTCCCCGAGCGCGGTTGTTTCAAGGGGTGCGCGCTCGGTGGCTTGCGTCACAGAGGTGAACTTGCCAACCCGCACACCGTTCCAGTAGATCCAGGCATCAGAGGAGGTTGCGGCGGCAGTCATAGCGAAAACCCGCGTTGCGGGAAGTGATGCGGCTATGTATCAGGCTAGCAGCGTCGTTAATACGTAAGGATACCCGTTAGTACTACAGAAACAGAGCTGACACCATTTACTACAGATTCAATAACCGGAGGTTCTGCTGTAAAATGCCACGATAATTGGTTACCTTTAGATTTGATGAAGTCGGCAAGGCGTGCGTCCGCACCACTAAATATCTCAGGTGGTAAGTCCAATGTCCCTATTGGACCCTTGGCGGATGTATAGGCTTCTGATATTGCCAGAGCCTTAGAGTCAGCGATGTTCTGAAACTCGAGCTGAAGGCGAGCACCCTCGGGGTTGCTGCCCCAGAGCCTGAAGCTAGTAATCCCACCCTGGGACTTAAACTGGGTAACCGGGAACGCCGGGAGTTGATAGCGGCGGCTGGTGGGACGGATTGCAGGAAAAGCGATAGGCATGGTCAAGCTTGAATAATCCAGTTGGAATCAGTCGTGTCGCTACCCCAGTTCTCGGCCAACAGCAGGAATCCGCGCTCGTTGGTGGGCATATGTACCGCTTCTATAGAGTAGCTGCCCTCATCCGCAGGTGTAATTCGCTCTATTTGATAAGTGCGAACAACCGTGCTAGTGTTGACAAAGGTAAAAATGATGTTGGATGGGGTGGCGTAGGCACCTTCACCGCTGACCACTAAAGTGCTCAACTCAGGTTCGGTGGCTTGCTGACCGTTCCAAGCGAATACGTTGTAGCTGCCATCGGCAAACGGTGTAGTACTTACTAGACCACCGTCAGCCGTTACAACCCCGTTGCGTAGCTCGTCGTAGTGGGTAACGTCCATAGCAACTCGGATATAGTCACCTGGCTGGATACTGGCAACAAGACCCTCGTGGGTGGTTGAGAACTTGACAGCGTGATCAGGGATGCGTCGCATGCGTGCAATGAACTTCGCGGCGTCTATGGCGTGTGCTTGGCTTGTGACGTAATCACTAAGGTCGATGGACTCGATGGGGTCGGTGTCTTGACCAAAAGGTTCCGCTTCACGAACCAGAATCTCGCGCTCGGTTGAGAAGACCCCAGGGTTGTCGAGGTTGACCGACATGCGTTCCTCGCGGAATTTGACGCTGACTTGGATGGGTTGACGCTCTTCAGGCTCGAGAAACTCGAGGGCGAACGAGTTTTCAAGGATGTTTCCGGCGGTAAAGATGCCTTTGATAGGGGCGGGCTCTGGGTTGGCTACGGTGCCGGGCCAAGCAGGACGAAGCCAGAACTTGCCGGCGCTCTCTCCAAACAAACAGAGGTGAGCAGCGGCGACATCCGCCGCCCACTGCCGCAAGTTGGTTCGTCCGACGATGGCACCGTCGAAGAACAGCCGTCGTTCGCGGCACCATGTGGTGGCCAATGCGAAGCTCTCGAGGTCGATCAATTCGGTGGTAATCTGATCGCCCTTTCCGTATCGGGTGTTTGTCAGTAGATCCAAGAGGATCTCAGGAAAGAGATGGGTACCTCCGGCTAGACCTTTTAGTACATACACAGAAATCTGGCCGAATTGCTGCCATTCAGGGCCAGAGCGGACGTTGAAACCGAGCAGAGCCAGGTTCGTGTACTCAGGCGTGATGGCGTTAGGCAGGATTTCGTTGACGTTGACGATTTCGTGCTCGGGGCTGGATTCAGCAGTGGTTCGCACTTCTTCGTAAACGAAAGCCTCGGCGAGCTTGCCCCAGGCGTCGAGGTACGAGCTGCCATCGCTGTAGCCGATGCCAATTTCACCGTTATCGCCCCGCTGCCCACTGGAGAGAAGGAACTTTTCGGGACCAAGTGCGCTGCGCAGACCTTCGGGGATGAAGGGTCCGGCCTCGGAAACCAGGCCTTTGAAGGTGATGGTGACGCCGTTGGTCGTGATGGTGCGCTCAGTAGTCAGGCTGGAATCAATGAGCTCAAGATCGCCAGTGGCGCTGCCTGAACGAATCTCCCAGCCACTGAGGGGCTCGATCTGGAACTCCCAGCGTTTCACGGCTGGCATCACGATGCGGAAGTCATTGAAGACCTGCTGCTGGGTAATGCCCCTAACGCCGAAGCAGGGAGCGAGCTCTGTGAACGCGGCCTCGGTGCCGGACTCGCGATACCGGATACGGAAAAACGAAAAACGCTCTTCCGATGAGTTCATCTGACCACTGTTGAAGATGTCAACCGTAAGGTAGTCACCGGGAGGAATGACACTGCCTTCTTTGTCGTAACAAGCTCTAGCATCAATTTGTTGATACGTTAAGGTGTCGCGAAAGTTACAAAGACCACTTATGCGAATACCCAAAGCACTTTTGATGCAGACTTCTACGATCCGACATTCACGTAGTGTAGAAAAGTTGGCAATAGCAATACGAAACAGTTGAGGGAAGTTAGTTGCGGTATAAAAGGCTGGGTTGGATAAAGCGTCTTTAACTAGGTCAGCCAAAGGTATGGTTTGCGCGCTGCCTGTGCGGATAACCTCCAAGGTAACGTCAATAGCGTTGCCTTTGCTGGGAACAACGGGCTCGAAGTCTGCGTCGCTGTTGAAGCTGAGATTGGACGGGGTGCGTTCGGTGCAGAGCGCCAGGGCAGATCCGAGCTTGATTAGTTCACCCACTTGGAGGCTGTCATCCCACGTTTTCTGACGACCTGCTACTGCATTAGCTGCATCACCGGAGCGTTCCTGGTGAATCTCTAAGCGTTCGTTCACGGGAACCGTGACTGTAGCTACAGAGTTTGTGTAGCTGTATGTCACTACAGGAGGATTAGGTGGAGTACTGGGTGTAGTAGTCTTGGTGATGCTGATGATATGCTCTGCGTATATATTTTTGCTGTCGCGAATAAAGAAGATGTTGTAGTTTACGATGTATACACCATCTGGTTCAGTTGCTAAGCCTGCTACTACGGCAGTTGTATTAAGAGTGACGAGAGCAGAGACGGTGGTACTTGTGGCTACAACGGATCCTATGGTTAGCCAGGTGTTGAGTACTGCATCGGTAGCTGTTGTAAACGGATTGTCCGATACCTCGTAGCTAGTGGTCCAAGGAGCTACGACAATGCCAGCTGTAAATACAGTTTCAGCATCTGTTGTATTAGACAGGTGATAAGTCCAGGTGTTACCAACCTGAGTGATCAACCCGGAGCGCCCCGAGAACTTAGCTTTTAGCTTTTCGCGCTGTGCTAGGGACACATAGTCGGGCTCGCATACGACACGACCTTGTGCCTTTGCTTTCTTCTTCTTGCCTATCACGTCCACAGTGATTTGGGCATTCACGCCCGGACGCATGTTTGGGTTCATGCGAAAGCCGAAGCCGTTACCAATCAGGGTGTAGACCCCGAACTGGGTCTGGGTGCTAGGTCGGCGAGCGTGAGAGAAGTTGCTGGCTGGGATGCCGTTTTGGTCCCGTACGGCATAAACGTCCTCGGGGATGAGGCTTCCTGGGTCGTTGGACGTTCCAAGGATGCGATCATTCGCGGTGACGCGCCCTCCGTCAGGTCGGTAGTAGGCGGTAAAACGGGAGTTTTCGGTGTTCCCGAGTAGATAGGAGCCGAGGGTGTTGTTGCCGATGGCGATGTTGCTCGGTTCGATCTCGAGGGTGGGAGTCCCCTCTCCGATCAGAAATAAAGCGCGAAGGAGCTGGCTTTTGTCGAGGGCGGTGATTTGGCTCCAGATCAGCGGGGTATTGATGCGGATGCCGCCGTAGAACTGACCGGCGATCTGCTCTCTGCAGGCGTAGATCAGTGGGATTACGTCGCCGATGGTGGCGACATCTTGGACTGAATCAAAGCCCTGCCGCGGTGCAAAGCGGCGGACATTGTTGATGGTTGCGCCTTGAGTTTGGTTCTGCTGCAGTCTTGCCGATTGCCGTTGCGGTTTGGGTTTGAAAAACGATGCTGCAATCGTCAATCCGAGAGATAGGATCGAAGAGATAACAGCGATGGTGGCCAAAGTTGTAGTGACTTCGGCCACAACACTGGGCCTGGGCTCCGACATCGCACGTCGTCGCACCTCTGCCAAGTAATACCGGTACTGATCGTCTGTTAGCCCTAACAGATCAGCGATGTAACGGTCCGACGGAAGCAGCGGATGTTCAGACATGTTTTAAGCGTCGATAGTTTAGTGGGTGCAAGCTGCTTATGGGCACCCACACAACACCCACATTAGCGCGAACAGTTAGAATTCCATTATCGACAACAACAGCTATGGCGAAGTCACCTTCGTTCGGCAGGAGTGCCATGGCGTACTCCTCGGGTCCTTGGGTCTGCTCGGTCAGTGACAACCAGTCAGTCCGAATGGCGCTGATGTCCTGCTGAGCGAGCAACCTATACCATTTCTTTTCGATTGATGGGGGGTTGAGGCCGGCGTCCTTGAGGACCCGTAGGACTAGGCGGATGCAGTCAGTAGCTTTGCCGCTCTCGGGGTCGGCACCCATCCGGTAGGGCAGGCCGATGTACTTCATCCAGGGCTTAGAGGGGCTCATGAGACCGAAAGGGTTCCGGTGGAAGGCAGGCTGCCCACGAGCACGCTGCTTAGCGTTCTCCTGGGAACCTGTCTATCGACGGCGTCGAGCGGCGAAGCCAGACGTAGGACGGCACGCTCTACGTTGATCTCCGGTCTTGAGCATTTCCAGGTTTCATTAGTGACCTGAATTTGTTCTTCATACGTTTCTGGATCGAGCAGCACCATCTTTATTTCGCAAAGCCATTCATTAAATGTGGCCTCTGTGAATAAGTTTATGACTATAGGAGTGGCAGGCGCTACCACAGCTGAGTCACTACGGTCTCCGCCTTTGGTACCGGCCCCGGGGGTTACACCGAAGGGGGCGAATAAAAAACTGACACCGTCACGCTCTTTAGTTTGACCTACAAAAAAGTTTTGAAAGTTGTAGCCGTCGACGTATTGGCCCGTAGAGCTTTTGAATCGGATATAGTTACAGACGGCTATGGCCATAGTTAAATACCCACTTGGCGACGAGCTTTGATCGAGTTTTTCAGGGATGCGAGGGCCAAAGAACGGCCGCGCTCGGCAGAGTCTCGCATGCCCCGCTGGAATTGGTCTGCTGTTACATACTCGACGTTGTTTATGACCGTGCTGTCGTAGCTGAATTCAAGTCGAGACGCCATTGCGGTTGCGCCTTCACTACCAGGAGTCTGGCGAACGTAGCTCGGTGTAGGTAGTTGAGAATTGTTACCGATAAGGTAGTTGTTAGGGATGACAGTTCCGTTGGATTGCGGAACGATGAGTTCTGGACCTTTCTCACCCACGAGGTAGGGACGGTTGGACGCGATGGGACCACCGACGGCCTTTTTGCCTAGGGCGGCGAATCCACCGGCGATAGAGCCAATGCCACTAAATATGCCAGCCAGACCCATTAAGACTTCGTAAGTTCCTCCGCCTTTCATGGAGTCGATGCTGGCGACGATGGTGGCAGCGCCCGTGGCAGCACCCATAACGCCACTAAGAGCTTTCTGAAACTTAGTGAGTCCGGAGTCAGCGTCTTTTGCTGCTTTAGTGGATTTCTCTGTGGCGTTGGCTTGCGCATTGGTAGCGCTCGCTGCGTCTTCGGCAGCCGAGGCTTGCGCTCCGGATGCATCTACAACACCCGCAGCGGCTGCACCAGCTCCTCCGGTAGAAGCGCCGGGAGCGGAAACTTGTAGGGCTGCAGTTAGAGCGTCAGTAGCTGTGGTGTTTGCAGCAGTAGCGGTGGTGTTTGCGGTCTGGACAGCAACCATGGGGTCTTCTACACCGAACAGGTCTTTGAAGCTTTGCTCCATAATTTTCTCGAGAGGAGCGAAGGCTGCGTCGAGCGCCATGTTCAGGAAGCGGTCAGCGACATTACTAAGCATGGAGTTGAGGGCTTCGGTGATGTCGCCTCCAGTAAGAATGCTCTTGAAGAAGCCTTTGTAGCCTTCAGTAAAGGTGCGGGCACTATCGCGAATGAGTGACATATTGCGTTGAAAATCTCTAACAGCAATATCTAGGTCACCGAGTACGGTGGCTGCGCTGCGCACTCCAGTAGCGAATAGTTCGAGCTCGGTGCGAACCTGCTCATTGGTCTTGGTGTTGTCTTGTTCGAGCTGAATGCGGCGCTCAGCTATGCGCATCTCAGCGTCTAGGTTGCGCTGCTGGCGCGGGTCGTCGCCGAAGAAAGCCTGAGCCATTGAGCCCCGAGCTTGAAGCTGGGCGCGCTGTAGCTCAAACGGAATAGCGGCGGTATCTTTTCGCAAAGCTTCGATAGCGTTCTGTTGGCGAGCGCTGTCAAGAATTTGTTTACGCAGTTTGGCTTCAGTTGCAGTATCTTCGATATTTTTTCGTTGGCGCTTAGCAATGTCGTCTTTGACTTGCTGAAGTTCCTTATCTGTGATAAGGCCTTTATTGCGCTTATCATTGGCATCTTTAAGAATTTCAGCTATCTCTTCTTCTTGAATTTTACGTCTGGTAATTTGATCAATTGAAATCTGGAGAGCTTCAGGGTCGTATGCCTGACCGGAAGTTTTGGCCAGGGCTTCCATTGCCGTATTGGATTCGATCAGCTGGTCTCGGTATTGCTCGAGATTGATCGTGGGTATAGCGGCTTCAGCAATTTTTCCGAAGGCGGAGACCGTGCGAGCGTTGGTCAGATCAGCCTGCAGGGCCCGGAAGCGCTCCATAGAACTACCGAGGTTGCGAATCGACTCGGCGTATTTGGAGATGCTGGGAGCGCCTATGTCATCGAGCGATTTAAGTTTGGGCTGGGGAGTTGCAGCGGTAGAAACGCCAGGAATGCTGCCCCCTGAGGGGAGAGGAATATCTGTACGTCCGTGGATTAACTTAAGAATGCTCGCACCTTCTTTAGTTATCTCTAAACCTGCACCCCCTGCTCCACCTGCAAAATAATTTGTTTTGCCGCCCGCGACAGTGGGGGCGAGCATTGCTTGGTTTACAACAGAACTGCCAAACCTACCTTTAGGATCAGTTTTAGTAGGTGCGTAGAAATCAATTGCAGTACGTCCACCACCTTTTCGATTACGGTGCGCGGCCTGCGCGCTCAGGATAAATTCATTCTGTTGTTGAGCGGTGCCTTTAAGCGGGAACTCTTTACCTGCTACTCCTGCATTACTCAGTACGATCTTGCGTCCCATATCATCGTAGGCCTGAGCCAACTGCACCATTAACTCGCGCTGTTGACGCAGGTCTACACCAGGACCGAACGACAGATCTTGGTGATAATCGGCGCTACCCCCGATGACAGGAGCAGGACCAGTGCGCAAGCCTGTGTCGAATGCGCCCCCACCAGCTACGCGCGGGCCTTGCCCTTCTGCCTGACGGCGAGCGTCGGCCATGGCCATTTCGTTTTCGCCGGCGCGTTTGCGGATCTCGGCGATCTTCTTCTCGTTCTCGAAACGGTAGTCGGCGATTGTTTTTTCGAGGTTAACCACCTCAATCGCAAGCGTTTTCTTTTCAGCTTCAATATCGAGTTCGCCGTTCTCGCGCACCGACAGATAGGTGTTGAGAGCCTCGAGAGCGGCACGGGAGGCGCCTTGTTCGCCTTCGATGAGCTTGGCGTTGGCCTGCTCCATCTGGTAGATGCGGAGCTCGCCTGCGGCGCGGAAGATGTCGACTTCCTTTTGGGCGAGGCTCTGGCGCTGTTGGAAGAGGTCGTTCTGTTGCTGGCGCTCGAGCTCGGCGATCTCTTTGGATAGGTCGGCGCGCTTTTGGGCCTGGAGTTTGATGTTATCTTCGCCGGCAAGCTTGTCGACTTCTTTTGCGTACTTAGCTACTTCGGCTTCAGCGGCTTTTCGTTGATCTAATGTGCGGCGCTCAATAGCTTCACCAAAGCTATCAATATCCGTTCCTGCATAATCACCTCGTAATTGCTTTCCAAGTATATCTATGTTTGCGGGATTAAAAGTGGCTAATATGTTGTCTATACCTTTTTTAAGATTAGCTCCAAATCCTTCTTTTGGCCCAAATGCGTCGCGTACTTCTTCCAGTTTTTTCTTGATTTTTTCTAGACCATCTACTGCCTTATCGTATTCTTGATTAACTAGAGATTGCTCAAATGCTTTTGCTCTTTTCTGCGCTTCAGTCGCATTTTCGCCTAAGTCTTTATAAGTAGTTGCAAGTCTGCGAACGGCTTCTTGAGCGCGTTTGTCACTGGCTATTTTGTCTTGGGATTCTTTGTATGCGGAAAACCGCTCCATCGCTGTGCTTAAAATCGCAGTGATGGCAAACATGATTAGTTGAAACTTAATCATGCCAGCTATCAAGCCTACTATTCCTCCTCCTACTTTTTCGATGTTTTGACCGAATCCTCCTGTTTTGTCGCCCGCGCGCTGCGCAGCATTACCAACAGATTCAAATTGTTCGGCTACTAATAATATCTCAGTTCTTAATGCTTGCAGAGCTTTACTACCTGGGGCCCATGCCGTAGCTGCCGCGATTGCCGCTCTACCTATATTAGATATTAGTTGGCCTATGTACAAGATTACACTGCCAATAATTGGACGTAAAAGTGCAAACTGTGATTTTACAAATGCAAGCGCTTTACTAAAGTTGTCGAATACGAACTTTAGCGCAAAACCCGACTGTATTAACTGTGTCACCCCGGTTGCTTGAAGCGCACGCATCCCTATGCCAATCTGGGCTAACTCCTGTACCAGAGGCAGTTCCATGAACTTGCCCCATAGGCCTAAGAAAAACCCTAAGCCCTTAGCTGCAACCAGTAGCGCGGGAGATATTGACTCTACTGCTCCTATTAGTGCCTTAAATGTTTCTAGCTTTATACTCAACAGTCCCTTGGCCAGCATGGCTAAGCCGCCGCCTACGGCCAGAAACGCAGAAGAAACGCGCTCGAGCAGCGTGCTTATCTGTAAGTAGACAGTTGAAAAAGCTTTACTGACTTCGACTTTTACATAGTTGACCGTAGCCTTCGCTGCATTAAGCGCGTCATCTGCTCCAAAATCACTTGTTACTTTGCTGGTCAGGGGAGTTTCACCTCCTGTCCGCCCTCTGACTGCACCGCCCTCCAGCCGAGTTTGTCTTGCTCCGCCCGTAGCTCCACCTATCAGCTTTATGGCCGTGTCGGCGATCGTGCCAATAGTTTTTCCAGCTAGCTTTGATATTTCAAATAGTTCGTTTCGGATACTAAATAAAAAATTAAAAACACTGGTTAAGCTATCAAGCAACGGATCTAGTAAGCCTGCGCCGAAGTTCTGACTTACGAGCTCGCTAAGATCCTTGATGTTCGAGACGACGCCGGAGAAGCCTTCGGAGGCGATGCGTTGGCCGGCGACGGCAGCAGCTAGGCGCTCTTCAAGAAACTTAACAACACCACCGGTCGCGGTCTTGGCCTTGGCGATGTCCTCGTTCCTAATACCCAGCGCTTTGGCGAGGTACGAGTCGGTGGTGATGTCTCCGCGCAGGATGGAGCCGATTTCCTGCCGAGCCTGGTAGAGGGGGATGCCGAAGGTACCGAGCGCGGCGGCGAAGTTGATCGCCAGGTCTTCCGCTTCCTTGAGGCCACCACCGATCTGGCCAACCTGAGAGGCGACCATGCCGAAGACTTCGATGACTTCACCGGAGGTGACGCCAGCTAGGGCGATCGACCGTTCTCGGATGGAGTCGATATTCTTGCGGACGGCGCCGGTGAGGGCAACAATCTTTTGGTACGGGTCGGTGATCTCCGTGCCGTTGCGGAAGACCTTGTTGGTTGAAGCGAGGGTGGTTTGGGTCTTGAGGATCGTTTCGCGGAGCTTGATCTCGCGGCCGATGGTCTCGTTGAACAACCCGCCGAAGGCGCCCTGTACCAAGCCTGCGGCTTCTTTGATTACGTACAGGCTGAGTGCGATCTTTGTTAAGCGCGCAACCAGTGTTTCGGCGGCTTTATTTGTCGCACTGAACGTTGATTTAATAATGTCACCAGCGTCCCCTACGTTGCGACCGGTTTCTGTAGCGGAAACAGCAACTCTTTTGAGATTCCCTGCTAGCTGGTTTATGTCATTTATAGGGCCTACAGGTAGCTTTGATGCTACTTTGTAGAAATCTTTTATGCCGTTAGCTGCGCTGCTTACGTCTTTATTTAAGTCTTTGAAATTCTTGCTTAGATCTGAATAATTAGGTATTTCAATCTTTAGGTTACGATCTCTAGTAGCTTCTGTCGCAACCTTATCTACCTGCTTCAGACTGCTTTCGGCGGCCTGAGTCTCAGCTATTACCTTGAGCCGAAAATCTGACACAGCCCGCTATGCGCTACTCGTATGTTAAGGCTACTCGGTGGTTCCGGTCGCCAGAGCGGCGTAGACATGCAGCGGAATGCAGCGCGTGCGCACGAGCTCGGTGAGGATGAACTTGGTAGGTGCGTCGGGGCCGTCAGTGGGAGTTGTGGTTGGGGTCCAGTCGGGGAAGGGCAGGAAGGCGCGCGGTGTGGTCTTAGGCGCGGGACGCTTGGAGCCAGAAAAGCCGTGAGCGATCTGCACTAGGAGCGCATTTAGCTTTGCGGTGGTCATGCTCTGCATGTTCAGCCGAGCGCGATCTTCGTCGTCGATCTGGCGCAATAGCCAGCGTATGGTGCTGATGGGAGTGCGGACGAAGCGCGTGGGTGTGAAGTCGCCGCCAACGGGTGAGGCCCGCACTCGGAAGTAGATAGCGTCCCAGTCCGTAAGGGGAGCGCGAAGCGTAGCTTCCGCGTCCTTCAGGGTTTGCTCGGGGGTAGGTGGAACTCCTGTTCCTCCTCCTCGTTTCCCTCCGCGGTCGGCCAGCCGTCACGCTCCCAGATGATGAGCTGGAATACTTCCTCCATGAGCTTGGTTGGGATGGCTTCGGTGTCGGCCTCGGTCCAGTCCTCGAGCTTCTGCCAGTCCTTGCCTTTGGGCAGCTTGGCCTCGGCGCGGTAGCGCATGAACAAAGTCACGAAGCCAATCTGCTGCTCGACGGCGCCGACAGCATCACGCTGTAGTTCTTCGAGCTCGGTGGCGTAGTCGAGGAGCAGATCCTGGGTGTCTTCGCTCTGGTTGCCGAGAATATCGAGGGCTTCCTTGGTCGAGATCCCCCGGTCCTTGGCGATGCGTTGCGCCAGTTTGATGGAGCGAAACGTCGATTTGGCTTGTTTGCGGCTGATGCCTTCAATGCCTTTAGCTTCACCAGGCACGAGGTCGTGGTAGATGGGAAAGCGAAAAGGCCCGATTTGGTGGTAGTCCTCGGGGGAAAATAGCAGCGAAGCGTACTTAGACATCAGCAATAGGGAGTTCGACGGACCAGAGACGGAAGGGCTCGGCTTGGTTGACGAGCTCGTGGGGTAGTTCAACTGTCACGCTAGCATCGTCATACGCTAAGCGGATAGACTCGAAGGGGATCAGGGGTTCCAAGTACAAGGCGCCGCAGTGAAGGGTGGCGTCTTCTACTCGGCAATTGATGGCGTAGATCATGTGGGCTGCGTCCATCAAGATGTCGTGCTGCATGGCTACAAAAAAGCCCCGCAGAGCGGGGCCGGGAATGTTGGCTCCTTGTCAGTCTGACGGTCAGGCTGTCTTAAAGAGCGATTGGAAGCCCTGCATGGGGAACCGGACGCCGGTGGCGGAAGGGGCGCCACTGCCGTCGAGAGCCTGCTTAATGGCACCGTCAGCCACCACAAGGCGGTAGATGGTTGCAGCAGTCAGGTTGGCGTCGGGGTTGATGGTGACCACGTTGGTGCCGACGCCACCCAGGGTGACGGTGGCAGGAACGCGCGCACCGGTGGATGCCACTTCGAGGCGGAAACCACCACCGTCAGTCTGGCCGAGGGACAGTTGGGCCAGGGCAGCGGTGCCATCGCTGGTGTAGGTGACCGTGATGTTGTTGCCCACAGCGACCGAGTCCGCGTTGGCGGCGGGAAGCGTGGCGTAACGGCGGGTACCCGAGCCTGCTGCGGTGAACAGGAGGCTGGACTGGACGCCGCCGAAGGACAGACCGGTGGAACCGGAGTCGTAGCGACCGAAGATCGGGCGACCGCGGGACATCAGGTCGAAGGAGACCTCGGTGAGGCCTTCGGCTGTCAGATTTTCGTTGTAATTCATCACAACGGCGTTGAAGCCGGTGAAGTCATACACGAAGTTGCCGGTGGTGCCGCCTGTTTGGCCGAGCTCCTTGAGGAATTCGACGTAGATTTCGTAATCCTTGTTGTAGCGGGCTTTTTCGATGAGGGAGAAACCCTCGTCGTAGTTTCCGACGAACTGGGGGCACTCGCGGCCAGCAGGCAGCTCGGTGTTCTTAAGGAAGTAGGCGGTTACCGAGGCTTGCACGGTGGCGCCGGTGATCACCGAGTCGCCCCAGCCGTCGTCACCCAGGAGGCGGAACTCCTGGTTGTTGTCGTTGATGGCGAAGGTGGTGTTGGTGATACCCTGCATCTCGACATAGACAGAGCCTGTGTCGAGGGTGGGCAGCGTGATCATGCCTGCGCTGTCGCGGGTGGCGAAGTAGCGGCAGGGAGGGGTCAGATCCACGGCGCGGACTAGGGTCCGGTGAGCTTTGTGGAACGAGAGCCCGATGGCATAGTCGGCCATTGTGGTGACTCCTTAGGGGATCGGTGGGTTCAAAACGGCACCAAAGATGGAGACCGTCAAGGCCTCGTAGGTGGCCTCAGTCCGGGGCATGTAGGTGGCACTGTCCCGGGGAAATGTGCGTGCCAACCGCCTGCTGATGTCCAGCAGGGAAGTGGGCATGCGGGTGCCCTTGCGGTTGCCGAAGTTCGTGAAACGAACAGGCCAGCGCTCGAAGGACAAAATGGCTCCTACGGAGCCGGGGGAGACGATCTCGGGGACGTCTGTGATGGTGCACTCGATGCCGGTGACGACCCAGTCCGAGGGGACTTGGGATTCACCAACGACGTAGACCGCGGGGATGCGGTCGCCGGCAGGCATCGTGTAGTAGCCGGGCCAATTGGCCTCGGGGCGGAGCGTGGTTCCGTTGGCCTCGTAGAGGTCGAGGATGTGGCGCTCGATGGTCGTTCGCAGGTGAAGAACGGCTGGACAGGCGGTCGAGATCGTCATTGCTGCTCAGCGCGGAGGGCGTTGGTCAGCAGTTGGCTGTACTGGGCTGCGGCCTCTTTAAGGGGGGCTTTGGTCCAGGGACGACCGGGGAAGCGTTGGCCAGAGATGGCTACGCCGCCCTCGTGGACTTCGGCGGCGTATTCCACGGGCCAGGTGAAAGTAACGCTGCCATCGGAATTGACGGTGCGTGTCTGGCTGGCGCGGAGGCGGCCGGTGTCGACGATGTCCCGCACAGGAGGCGGGGTGGGGTACTCCCACTTCACGGCGGAAATTTCCGCGGTGAAGCGAGTATCGAGCCAACGAGAGAGTTGCTGGGTCGCTTTCGCGGTAGCGGCTTTCAGTTGTTGGTCGAGGGGGCGCCTAGCCATGGTCAGGTCCTCCGATGACGCGGAATGTGCCTTGGATGGACTGACGGATGTCGATGTAGGCAGCGCGATCCATGTTGAGTTCGAATACGAGCTCAAAACGGCCGCGATAGCCGTTGATCACGGCCTCGGCTTGGCTGCCGTTGGTGATCCGGGGATCTAGGCGGGCCGGGCTAAGGAGGCGCCCCTTGCAGGTGTAGAAGGTGTTGTCGACGCCGCTCTGCGGTGTCCAAGCAGGAGCTTGGAGGCTGAGAGCGGCTAGGTATTCGACAACGCTGCGCTTCTGGACAGCGTTTCCGGTAGTTGGATCGACTGTGAACGTGGTGTCCCCAACCTCGAACGCGAGCTCGGCGTTACCCCAAGGGGCGTAGCTGGCGATCGTGGCGGCGGGGACAGCCATAGTTACAGAGCAAACCCAGAGAGTGGAAGCGAGCCTTTAAGGCGCTCGTACTCCTGGCCGTACAGGCTGGCGTTGAGACCGGTGCCCAAGGGCTGTCCAGACTGGCTACCAACTTGTAGGCCTACCTGCATGATGCGAGTAGAGAGGATGTGAGCCGTCAAGTTACTGACGGCCTCGGTGTGGATGGTGCCCCACTGGACAGCCGGTGTGAATCGGCCGGCCTCTAAGAGTGCACGCTCGACTACGGGGAGGGAAAGCTCACCGAACTCGGGGAAGCGATTTAGAAACTCGTTAGAGGTGGGGACAGCCATTAGCCATTACCCTCTGTGATCGCGGAAATGCGCTTGCTGATGGCGTTGCGTACGCGAATACGCTGCTCACCGTTCTCCCAGCGTTGAAGCTGGGCGACGTCAAAGCTGTCCTCAACCAGGCGCATGGCCTGGGTGACTGGCATGTCGGCGATGCTGTCGACAGCCGCGTAGGACGAGTCCTGGACAAGGTTCTGCTCGGTTTCGACGCGCAAGGCGCCGAGTTTGAGCAGATTCTTAACGACGTCGTAGTTCTCGATTTTTTCCCAAACGTCCTCGGGGAAGTCACGGTTGACACCGGCTTCCACTTGGATGTTTTCGGGCTGCCCCTTGGTTTGCACAAAGGAGAAACCAATCGTGCACTCTTTGTCCATGGGAGGACTTTCGAGTTCGGGGCGGTAAACGAGGATCATGATCGGAAAAGTGAAGGAGCCAACAGAGCAAGCGCAGTGCTGCAGACCTGAATCAGGCCTTTTCGAGCACGAGGGCGCTCTTGGGGTAGTAGAGCGCAAGGCCACCGATGCGAGCGTGAGCTGCAACGGAGAACTCAAGGGCCTGACGCAGGGGCGGCAGGAACTCGAGAGGCTGGGGCACGTGGAGCTGCAGCTTGTCGGGGCTGCGGTCGTAGGTGATGATCCGGTCCTTAGACAGGGCGCCGCCGGACTTGGAAGCCTCGAGCTCGTTGATGGGCTCGATGGCGGTGATCATCGGGTTGGTGCGCAGGAAGAACTCCATCACCGTGGTGTCGGAGGTGCTGCTGCGCGGGGTGGTGGAGATGATGCGGTACACGTTGTAGGGCACCAACATGGTGTTGGGCATCTCCTTCATGTTGCTGTTCTGCACGAGCCGCGTGGCGGGCTCGTTGAGCAGTTGCAGCATCTCGTCGGTGGTGATGTCCACGGTGTCGAACCAGTGGTCCGGCACCAGCTTGTCCACCTGGTTGTTGTTGAAGAAGCCCTTCATGCCAGAGGGGGCATCGCCGAAGTAGGCGATTTCCTGCACTTTCTCCTCGTAGGCGCGGCGCACGGCGTTAGCACGGCGCTGCTCGAGGTTCATGCCGGGCACCATCGAGGCGGCACGGGTCTCCTGAACGGTGTAGGCGAACGAAGCACCGAGGCTGCGAACCGGGTGGGTGACTTCCTTGCGGAGCACGTCAGCGCGGGGCAGGTCTTGGGCTTTGTCGCCAATCACCTTCATAGAGCCTTGCTTGTCGAAGACTCGGTAGGTGAAGGAGTCAGCGCCGGTACCGACCTCGGTGGAGACGGGGATAACGGTGCTGTACTTGATGTCGGCGTATTCGACCTCGAAGGCGCGGGCGAGGATTGTCTCCAGCTCGCGGGCTAGGAAGACGCCGACCTGGTCGTTACGGATTTCAGTGGTCATTGGTAATGGCTCCGTGATCAGGTATCGGCGGTGAAGGTGACCCCAGGGATGTCAATCTCCAGGAGAACCAGGCCAGCGCCGCTGGTTTCAGACAGCCAACGAGCGCCGCCGGTCAGGGCAAACGTTTTGTTAGCGACTGCGGTTTTGGTGAAACGACCGACGTAAGCGCCGGTGACCGTGGCGGAGTGGTCGACACCGAAGAAGCGCACGGCATCACCGAGGGCGATGGCGGCGGTGCTATACACCCAGACGACGCCTTTGGAGACGACGTTCATGGCTTGTCCGTTGGGGTAACCCGCGCGGAGGGAGCCATCACCAATGATGTTGGTGGGGTTCGGGGTGTAGGAGCCGTTGGCACCGGGGACGCCCTCGAAAGTGAAGCTGTCGACAGCAAGACCGACGACGCCGGTGCCGCTGGGAGCCAGCAGGACAGCGAAGGGGTCGTTGCTCGTGGGCGAGTTGTCAGTGGCGACCAGCGAGCCGAAGGGGATCGCAACGTCGGACTGGTTGTAGTAGCTGCGGGACACGTAGGCCTGCAGGTCAGCAATCATGCCTTCGTGACCAACGGTCAGCTCCAGGGGGTAGCTGCCTTGGGCACCGACAGGGTTGTTGACGGTGGTGGGGGTGAAAGAAACGGCCATGGAAGGTACTCCTTACTTGGTGGCGGTGAGGGGACGCTTCCAGGCATCGGCCGTCTTGCTGCGATAAGCAGTAACGGGGTCAGCGGAAGCAGAGCGGCCGGCACCTTTCAGTGCGTCACGCAAGGCGACAGTGCTGTCAGTGCGGTCGTCAGCGGCGTCCTCGTGGGTTTCGTCGCCTTCCGCGGGTTCTTCACCTTCGGGGGCGTCTTCGCCTTCTTCGTCCTCGGCATCGGCCCGAGCTGCGAGTACACCTTCGACCACGCCTTGGATGTAGGCGGGTTCGGCGTCTTCGCGGGGGGCGGAACCGGTCAGGTTCTCAAAAGCCTGGACGTAGAGGGTGCTGTCGTCGATGCCGTCGAACTTGAAGTCCTCGGCAAAGGCGGGGGCGAGGCGCTGGAGCGTCGAGAGACGGGCGGCGACCAGTTGGTCGAGCTCGGCGGTGTCGATGCGTGCGTCACCTGAGGTGGCCAGTTGCTCTTCGAGAGCATCGGCGCGGCCTTCAGCGGCCTCTTTTTCGTAGGCCAGGTTGTCGAAGTCGGCCTGCAGAGAGTCGAGCTTGGTGGCAAGCTCGTCGCGCTCGGTGGTGAGAGCTTGCAGTTGGCGCCCCATGTCCCGTGAGTAGGACTGGACCGCGCTGGCTGCTTCTGCGGGCAGATCGATCTCCAGGCCGTCGAGTTTGACGGTTGCCATAACGGGAGATGCAGTTGAACTGGACTGGGGCGCCATTTCGTGCTCG